GATGAAGAAACAGAGAATTGTTGGAATTACAACTGGAACTACAACAACAATTAATTTTGGAGAAAATGCTGGAAATTATTTTTCACTTGAAGATTATGTGACAATAGAAAATGCGACAACTGCAGGAATTAACACTACACATAATAGAATTATTTCTTTAAGTCCATCATCTCGTGTAATTGATTTTAATAGTTCTTCTGTAGTAAATCCAGTAATCGGAAACGCAAATTTGGCAAGAAGTGTAAAAATAGCAGTTCTTACGGAAGAACCAGATACATTTTTTAATTTTGCAGAAGTAGTTACTTTAGTCTCAGAATAAAATGAAACTCATCACAGAAGAAATTCAAAAAGTAAAATTTATTACTGAAGGAAAAGGTTCCCAGAAAAAAATGTATATTGAGGGAATTTTTCTCCAAGCAGATATTTGCAATCGTAATGGAAGAATGTATCCCATGCAAACTCTTGCAAAAGAGGTAGAAAGATATACTGAGTCATTTGTTTCAAAAGGTCGTGCTCTTGGAGAATTAGGCCATCCTGATGGTCCTACTGTCAATCTCGACCGTGTTTCCCATAAAATTGTTTCTCTTGAACAAAAGGGATGCAATTTTATTGGTAAAGCACAATTACTAGAAACTCCTATGGGTAAGATTGCAAAATCTCTTATCTCCGAAGGTGTTTGCCTTGGAGTTTCTTCTCGTGGTGTTGGATCACTTCAAGTAACTAATGAAGGTCATAAAGTTGTTGGTCCAGATTTTATGTTAGCAACAGCAGCAGATATTGTTGCCGATCCTTCTGCTCCTGATGCTTTTGTTCAGGGAATTATGGAAGGTAAAGAGTGGGTTTGGGATGGAGGAATTCTCCGTGAACAATTTGCAACCAAAACTCAAAAAAGAATCAACACCTTAGTTGATCAAAAAAGATTAGATGAACATAAAGTTCATTTATTCCAAGATTTCTTGGCAAATCTTTAATTTATAAATAAATATAGATTATAACACAATCAAACAAATGTCCGTTGGTAGAAATTTACAAGAAATGGAAAACGTAGTAACCAAAGGAGCAAAACCTGCACAACCAATGCCTAAGTTAACCACGGGTATTCCTGATGGTCAAACAGGTAGTTGGGAAGATTTAGGTGGACCTACTCCAGAAAATTATCGCTCAGATGATGATTCAGCTAAACTAAAGGATCCATCATCTCCTTTAGCACAAGTAAAAAATGTGGTAAATAAAGGTGCTAAAGCAGCAGATCCTATGAAATCTCTGGCAAAAGAAGAGACTGAGGAAGATGAAGATCTCATCGACGGAGAAGAAGAATTAGAAGATGATGAGGAAGTAGTTGCTGAGGCTAAGAAAAAATCAAGAAACGATGATGATGACGAAGAAGATAGTGATGATCAAGAAGGTGAAGGTCAAGAAGATGATGATTCGGGTTCAACTCGTAAAATGAAAGACGGCGATGATGATGAAGAAGATGAGTCGGGTTGGAAATCTAAAAAAATGAAGAAAGAAGAGTTTAACATCGAAGAAGATGTTAATGCTCTCCTTGCTGGTGAAGAGCTTTCTGAAGAATTCCAAGAGAAAGCACGTACAATTTTTGAAGCAGCAATCAAATCAAAAGTTGCTGAAATCAAAGAAGAATTAGCAGGTGCTTATGAAGAAGCACTTATTGAAGAAGTTCAATTAATTAAAGAAGAACTTACCGATCGTGTTGATGCATACCTTGAGTATGTTGCTGATGAGTGGATTTCAGAAAATGCACTTGCAATTGAGCAAGGATTAAAAACTGAGATGACCGAATCATTCCTACAAGGAATGAAAGGTCTTTTTGAAGATCATTATGTTTCAATCCCTGAAGATAGATATGATGTAATCGAGAGTATGGTAGATAAACTTGATGAAATGGAAACAAAACTCAACGAGCAAATTCAAAGAAATGTTGCTCTTAAAAGTAGACTAGCAGAGTCAGTTGCTGATGGAATCTTTGCAGATGTTGCAGAGGGTCTTGCACTTTCCCAAAAGGATAAACTCGCTTCTCTTGCTGAAAATGTTGAGTTTGAAGGTGAAGAAAACTATCGTGAGAAACTAGTAACTTTGAGGGAATCATATTTCCCATCTAATACTAGCACTCAAAGAGATGACTCTGAAAACTTGTCTGAAAGTACTGAAATTCATCTTTCACAATCACAACCTAATGGGATTATGGAAGCATATCTTCAGACTCTTGGCAGAGTTGCCAAAAAGTGATTTTTAAATTATAAAAATTCAAACTAACAACACTTTTAAAAAGAGGTAAAAAAAATGCAAGGGTTCAATACCGAACTATTGCAGGAGAAGTGGGCTCCCATCCTTGATTACCAAGGCATGGATCCAATCAAAGATTCACATCGTAGAGCCGTAACCGCTATCCTGCTAGAAAACCAAGAGAAAACACTCCGCGAAGAGCGTGAGTTCCTTTCAGAATCACCAACGATGAACACAGGTTCATCTGGTGGAACCGCTGGTTTCAGCGCAGGAGCAACTCCTGCTGGTCCAGTTGCAGGTTTCGATCCAGTTCTAATTTCTCTTATTCGCCGTTCGATGCCAAACTTGGTCGCTTATGACCTCGCTGGCGTTCAACCAATGAACGGTCCTACTGGTCTTATCTTTGCGATGCGCTCAAGATACAACGGTCCTGGAACCAGTAACGATGAGGCATTCTTCAACGAGCCAGATACTGCATTCTCTGCTCAAGGAAGCTTGCGCGATGAAACTGCAAATCCATATGTAGCCAATTCCGATGGCGCTTCTGTTGGTTTTGGTACAACTGCAGCACAATCTGGTTCAAATCCAGGTCTCTTAAGCCCAGATAATAATACCACTCAAGCTGCCTACACCGTAGGACGTGGTATGAATACTGAGTATGCAGAATCTTTAGGTGAAAGTTCCCAGTTCAATCAAATGGGATTCTCAATCGAGAAAGTCACCGTTACTGCAAAATCACGTGCTCTGAAAGCTGAATATTCACTTGAGCTCGCACAAGATCTCAAGGCAATTCACGGTTTAAATGCAGAAGCAGAACTCGCTAATATTCTTTCTAGCGAAATTCTTGCTGAAATTAACCGCGAAGTTATCAGAACCATCTATAAAGTTGCTGAATCTGGTGCTCAGGCAAACGTTGCTACTGCTGGTAAGTTTGACCTCGACGTTGACTCCAACGGTCGTTGGTCGGTTGAGAAGTTCAAAGGTCTTATTTTCCAAATCGAAAGAGATGCTAACGCAATCGCAGTTAGAACTCGTAGAGGGAAAGGTAACATGATCCTCTGCTCTGCTGACGTTGCTTCGGCACTCACCATGGCAGGAGTTCTTGATTACACTCCAGCACTTAACGCTAACCTTCAAGTTGATGACACCGGCAATACTTTTGCTGGAGTTCTTCAAGGCAAGTATCGCGTTTATATTGACCCATATTCGGGTGGTTTCAACCCAGCTGGTGGATCAAATACCGCTGGTGGTCAGTACTACGTTGTTGGTTATAAGGGTTCTTCCCCTTATGATGCTGGTCTCTTCTACTGCCCATACGTTCCTCTCCAAATGGTTCGTGCCGTTGGTGAGAACACCTTCCAGCCAAAAATCGGATTCAAGACTCGTTATGGTCTTGTTGCTAACCCATTTGCTGAAGGAACAACTCAGGGTCTTGGTAGACTTAATGTTAATAGCAACCGCTATTACAGAAGAGTACAAGTTCAAAACCTTATGTGATTTCGATTCACATATTCATCAGAGGGTCTTCGGACCCTCTTTTTTTATCTAAATAAAAATAAAAAATGGCGAATACTGTTTTTAGTAATCAAATACAGAATAGAAACTTTTTATCCCCAGTAGGATTTAAATTTACTCTACAAAAATATCCTAAAGTTTCTTTCTTTTCTAATGGTTGCAGAATTCCAGATATTACTTTAAACACAGCCATTCAAAGTAATTATTTTAAAGCGATTGATATTCCTGGAGATCAAGTTGAGTATGGAGATTTTTATTTGAGATTTCTTGTTGATGAAGATATGACAAATTATATGGCAATACATAATTGGATAACTTCATTAGGATTTCCAGAATCTCATGAACAATTTATAAAATTAATTACAGATGAAAATGGAACACAAGATCCGAAACTACAGTTTAGTAATGGAACTTTAGAAATACTAAACAGTAACTATAGAGCAACTTCAAATGTTGTTTTTAGGGGTTTATATCCAGTTTCACTAACTTCATTAGAATTTGAAGCAACTGATACAGATATTAATTACTTTACAGCAGAGGCAACTTTCAAGTATACTATTTACAATATATTTGATAAAAATAATAAACCTTTATGAACCTTGACGAAATTCAGGAAATGTGGGAAAAAGATTCTGTAATTGATCCTGACAATTTACACAATGAATCATTAAAAATTCCTCAATTGCATTCAAAATACTACACACTCTATAATACAATTACTCTTCTTCGTGAGAAAGCAAGAGAAACATATAATAGAGTACGTTTAGAACGCTATAATTACTACACAGGAAAGGCACCAGCAGAGGTTTATGTTGAAGAACCATTTCCGTATAAGGTAAGGGAAAAGGATGCAATAGAGAGGCATATGAGTGCAGATGAGAGACTTTCTAAAATTGATTTGAAAATAAGATACTATGACATTATGCTCAAATTCTTAGAAGAAATTATTAAAACAGTTTCAAATAGAACTTATCAAATTAA